AGGTTGTTAGCGTTTACCGCGCTCACGATGGCATTCATTCGATCAGCGGTGATCTGATCCTCTAGCGGTTGTCCTGATTGGAATTTTGGAAGTTCTGCCATATTATGCCGTTTCGTAAAGTGTTGGCTCCCATCCACCTGGGCCGCTTAATTGATAACTTTCAACAATGGTTACGACTCCCGCTTGTTTCTTCCACGATGCGCCGAGGTATAAATAATTTTGGCCGAATGGTGCGGGTGGAGCGGGTGCGGGTGGTATTTTGATTTTCCCTACATCGTCGATAATTGCACCGCTTGGAATGTCGGCCGAAACGTAAGTGCGCTTGTAAATTTGCCCTGGCTTTAAGTAGGATTCTATCCCGCGCCGCTTTAATGCGTATAACGCTTGCGCTGGTGTGCCTAGCGTTGACGGTGGCGTCTCATTGTTCTGTAATGCTAGTTCGATCTGCGCAATCTCTGTCGCGCTCACTGGCGGCGTTGCACGAGGCAAGGCGAAGCGCGGATGTGTTTCAACTGGTGCTTCGGTTGTCGCTTTGTCAAATTCGTGTTGCGCAAGTGTCTCTGGGTCTTCAATGTAAACCCCTTTGTATGTCGTGGTGATTTTTGTAATCTCCCCATCCTCTTGATCCGCTGTTGATTCGTAAGCTAGCAACTCAGGAATGTATGGGTGCGCTGCTAAGTATGCTGGAACTGAAGCAATTTTAGTTGATAACAATCCATTTATTTTAAAAGTAACCGATGCCGATGCTGTGCCATCTGCCGCAAGCTGTAACGGTTGCGACGATTGGTAAATTATACCTGTTGTTTGCCCTACTGATATTGCACTCATGTTATTTCATCGTTGCTGGTTTTTTGTCTGCTGCTGTATTTTTCGCAATCGTTTTTTGAATCTCGTTTGATTCGCGCTGCGCCCGTAATTGGTCTAGTGCCGTGCGTTCTGATAGCGTCATGCCGACACGCAGGAAGTTCCCGCCTCCGCCAACCTTCGCCAAGCTGTCAGCAATTACCTTGCTGCTTGCCCCGCTGAAACTTGTGAGAACTCCTTTTGTTGGCGCGCTTGTGTTATCAATCTGCGCTTCTTCTGCCTCTGCTTTTCCTGTCTGAAATCCTTTTGCTATAATTTCTTGCAAACGAGCTTGATCTTCTGAGGTATCAAACAAATTAGGCTGTCCATTTATGTCGGAAAAACTTTTTGCGGCTTCTGAAATTATTTTGTTAATTTCATCACTTGATTTTTGTGTCGTTTTGTCCATCTTTAAGGCATTGACAAGAAATGGAAGATTTCTAAAAGCATTGTCTGCGTTTTGACTGGCTGCATCTGCGTTATTTTTTAGATTGCCAAGTCCTGGAATATTTGAAACTGCGCTAAGTATTTTTGCGCTCAGTGCTTCTCCTATTCCTCTAAACGCCTCTTGCAAAATAACAATAAATCCCGAATCAGCCAATATCATCAGCGATGATTTAAAAATCTTTGGCAACGTATCGGATAAGAATGAAATTGTTTTTTGAATGCCTTTATACAATATGTTTATACCCTCAAAAAATGCTACTTTTATTCCTATTTTAAAAGCCTCTAGCATATCTCCATTGGTAAAAACCCCATAAATGGTAAGTGCTGCATCCGATATTGCACTTCCTAATTTTTTTCCAAAATCAGCGACGTTAATTGATTTGAGTTTTTCAAGTGCCAATTGCAGCGGCAGGATAAATTGTTCAGTCATAGCCAAAAAAAACGTCCTTGATTTACTCACTACAACTTCGATACTGTTCCAAATTGTTTGTAGTTTTGCCGCGCTGCGATTTAAAACGTCGGCTTGATCGCCGTATTCTTTTGATGATTTGGAAAGTGCCGCGGCGTAGTTATCTGCGCCGCCGAACATCGATGATATGCTGCGTCCTGATTTAACAAAGTCAGCAATATGCCCTTGCGCTTCCTCTGCGCCCTGCCCAGTGCGTTCTAGTGCTTTTTGAACTAATAGCAAGTTACCCGCGCCAAGCCCTCCCATCGAACGGCTGACAGTGTTCATTGACTTGCCGAAATCAATTGCATCTTTGATACCATCTTTGAATACTGAGCCGAGTTTGTAGCCAGCAAATCCCGCAGCAAATGTCGCCATGAGATTCTTGGCTGTCTTTAACGCTTGATCGAATCCTGCGATGTTTAGCTCTAAATATCCTGTTGCTTTGGCTGCCATAAATTAAAATCTGCTAGTGATTGAGTTCGCCATGTTTTCGAGACGCGATTTGAATCGTCTACCGCTTAGTTTTTCCGCTTTATCGGAAACGCCTTTCATATTATCGACCTTTGCTGAGTCGCCTGATTGATTGACTACGTAAATTCTGATGACGTTCCCTGATGCAATAGTGCGATCAATTTGCCAAGTCTTGCCGAATCTCCCGCTTGCACGGTATCGACGTTGCAATTCTTGAGCAACGGACGTTCCCTTTTTTCGATATATTTTGAATCCTGCTTTTTTAACATCTGTAAAAATCTTGTCGGCTCCTGGAGCAATAGCCTTGCCCTCCATTTTTAGCGTTTTCACGAAATCATCCGCTTGCACTTTTGCAAGATTCTTGCCTTGCCGTTCTGCATTTTCACGCATCTGGTCAAAAGCTCGATTCATTCCTGATGGGTCAAACATAATCAATTTGGTCGTAAAGTTCTTGTCGCTCTTCCGCGGGTTCGCAGTTGATTTTCTCCATACGCATATACGCGCAACATAAAGCGTTTCCCCATGCTAGTGGTAGTTCCCAGTCTATGTAATAATGTGTCCATGCTGTTTTTTTTCCGATAATCGCTACGTATGCCGCCGCATCTGGCGGGTCTATCCGTTTCCCATTGGATCGGGAGCCATAGTTGGGTCAACGATTGCTGATGCCTTATTGCTGTCACTGTGATCCATCACCTCTTTAATCGTAGCAAGTGTTGATTCATTAAAATCTCCCATTGCAATATTTTCATCATCAATCCATTTTGTAACTTGCTCGTTAAATGAATCCAAATCCCGCAAGCCCTTTGTGAGAATCTTGGGATCGCAAATCAGCGCGTAAATCAATACGGCAATGTCCCACGGCGTGATTTTTGTAAAGTCCACGAGTTTTGTTAGGTGAAACTTTCTCGCGTTGGTTAGCGGTTTGATTTCACGCCCTTGAAACTCCCATGTTTTGTATAAACTATCGTTTGTTGGTGTCATAATGCTTTTTTCAGTAGGTCTTTATGTTTTTGGCTTAGTCTTGGCCCGATTAAAATTGTCTTGTCTCCGCTCTCAATAACTTGCATCGGCGTTGCGCCGTTATGGTATAAATGTAGGTTTGCCGTGCGATTTTCGAGAACGCCTTTCATCCAATAAATCGGATGCTCGATGTCCAGTGTAAACTCTTCCCAATATCTGGCTTTTGAATACGCATTGATTAAATCACGTGCTAATGTTTCATGTTCTCCATCGGTGACATCATACCACCATTTTCCCGTTTCTACATTTTTCCCATCACGTTCACGAACTTCTCGAGTGATGCAATCTGGTTGCCGTTTTGGAATGCCGTAAGCATCTAGGATCGAAGCGAGTCCGATATCAGTTACGAAGATTTGTTTTTTCATATGTTTTAGTTTTTGTTAAGCAAATTTGTATCGAGTAGCGTTCACGCTGATTTTCTTGAAATCAGTATTTGCGCCCTGCACGTCCACATCGTCGGTATAAACGCCGCCTGTGGTAATGCCGTTTCCGTTGTTCACGTTTGCGGTTGTAAGCGCAACTCCTGGAGCCGCTGCCGCGATGCCCGTAGTGCCTACAATAACGCCACTGATGGCGATTTTGGCAAGCGGGTTGTAATATGCGACAAGCGATACTTCGCCAGATTCGTCTCTCACTTCATTTTTTTCCCGCGAAATCTTGTTGCTTGACGTTTGAACGAGCAAGCCCGTTTCTGCTGTCAATCCCCAAGTTGCGCCCGTCGTTCCAATTGTAATAACTGCCATATATGTATTTTGTTAGTTGTTTATTGCCATGCAATATATCGAATATTTCATAAGGTATAAATAAGATTTGGTCTCTGGTTCCGGTATCATATCGCCAGTTAATGGATGCCAGCCATGACAGTGGAAGTTGTCGGCTTCAGAAAGCCTAACTGCCGTGTCATCATATGCGAAATTATTGATAGCGTCTAAAGTTATCTGCCGAAATTCTGGTGATGTTTCTTTTACGTGACTGCGAAAAGCGATTTCACCATAGACGCGGAAAATGCCGCTCCCAGGCGTAATTTGCTCTTCCGATTCCGAGCATTTCACGAGAACGTAAGGCATTGGATTTTTATTTTCTTGCAAGTCTGAGATGTATACATCAATCCCGCCCAGTCCTACTAGTGCGTCCTGCAAGTATTCGCTGAGTCGATCTCTGATGACTGTTTCTGATGCCTGTAGAATCATGTTAATTTCCTCTCACTGTTACAATTAGTTCGTTGCCATCCGCGCTTTCAACGCTTGAAATAACAATTTTGGTAGACCAATTGCTCCGCGTATTAGCTCTAATCTGCATTGTGCTGCCATCCTCAATGTTATTTTTTTCCGTTGTTTGAAAATGAACACGCTGCATTTCTATTTTTTCAGGGCCGCCGTATGTGTCGATTTCTTCAAAAACTAAATCATCCAATAAAACTGTAAATAGTTGCTGTCCGATTTTGCATTGCGCTGGCATATCCCTAGCAAAAACTTCTCGCAAATCGTTTGCCATGTATGATTCTAAGCTCATGGTTTTATATCCCTTCCTGTATCTGCGTGGTAAAGCATTTGTTTTTTAGTGTCGCAAAATATATCGCCAATCTGCGGCGGTTTCGCAATGTGGCTAAACTCGTTGATGTTGTCTGCGCTAACTCTTTCCAGTGGAAATATCACGCCGTCGCCGACGATGTATTCTGAGCCGTTTGCGTCCACTGCTTGCAATAATCTATCTGGCGATGGGATAAGCGTAAGCCATGCGGGAATGCGCAATTTCCACTTTGGCAATCGGTGCAGGAAATTGTTAAAAATTACTTTCACGCCGTCACTAGCTCCTTTCTTTGTAGATCATCATCCTTAGCTTCTGGATTTCTTACCATGAAGAGTTTACGCCCCTGCTTGTAGTTCTCTGGTGCGTTCTCCCATTCATAGGTCGAGTCCATCGGGACGGCTGGGTTGAACATTGGGTGATCGTGATAGATGACGAACTGCGGCGCGTCGATGTATTCAATCAATCCGTTTTCAGCGTCTTTTATTGCTCGATAGCTGTTTTCGGTATCGGGGAAAACAGTAACATATCCGCGATGGAAAAAACCATTCTCGCCCGTCTCGCGCTCTGCTTTTAACTCCATGTATGCGCGTGTCATTACGGTATTTACGCATAGACGATCCGTCCTGTGACCATCACTAACTGCGACGAATGCTGGCGCGTTGATGTCTGGTATTAGTTTTGCCAATTCCTCATCCCAATCCTGAGGAGGATAGCAATCGTCCTGCGCTTGAACAATTACTTGACCAACGGCAAGTCCTGCCGCCAAGTCGTAATTTTCCGCACTGCCTTTTTTCTTGGTTACAGTATGCTCAAATCCACCTAGAACGCGCTTCGATCTTTTATCAAAATCATGTAGCCCAAAAATGTATTGCACGTTTTCTGGATGCTTTGCGCGTGATAGCCATAATTCTCTAATCGCCAATGCCTGCAATGGTCTGTCAAGTGTCGCGTGTATAATGGAAAACAACGGCAAATCTGGATTGATTGCACTTGATGTTTGATAGGTTGCTTCTTCGACTTCTCCATTTAATCGCAGACATTGGCGATAAAGTTCTTCTGCTTTCCATCCATACCATTCGTTATTTTGGCTCCAGTATGTTACTGATGGGTGCGGCGTTCCAATCATAAGCTCTGCCATCTGCAAAGCCTTTTTATTGTCGCCGTCTATTAAAGCGTAATTGCAAAGAAGCGCGATTGCTTCCCGTCGATCGGGCATGAGCGCAAACGCTTCCGCTGCCGATTGTTTGCTTTTTGAGCTATCGAGTTGCGCAAGCTGCAAAAGCAATTCGTATTTTTCTATGTCTCCGATGTCTGGAATTTGCAAAGCGATATTGCAAGTCGTTAAAAACTTTTTCGTTTGCCCCGTTTGGAAATATTCCTGCGATAGATAAAAAAGATTGCGCCATGTGTTTGCTAATTCTTTTTCAAGGATTGCAACATTGCGATTGTGTGAACTGGTCTTGTCAGTCAGTGGCGCATGAATGATTGGCGCATCGATAATGCGATACGTTACGTCGTGGTCAAATTGCATTTGCTCATGAATGGCAAACTGCCATTTTGCGCCTAGCGTTGATCTGATGATCCGCTCGCGCATCACAATTTGTTTGTCGCCTTTAACGTGATAGGGGAGAATGATAACCTCTGGCGCGTCATCGTTGCAAGCTGCGCGGATTTTCTCCGCTGATTCTTCGGAAATAATATCATCTGCATCTGCCCAAATGATAAATGCACCATTGCCAAAAAAAGGGGCCGATTGCTCGATGGCAATTTCTAATGCTTTTTGTCTTGCCGCTCCGAAATTGTCAACGTGCGGAAAATCGTCGTTGCGATAGAAATCAAACACATACGGCTTTTTGCATTTTGCCGCGATGATTTCTTTTGTCTTATCTGGTGATTTGTTGCCGATAGCTTGCACAAAAACAAACTCATCCGCTACATGAGAAAACGATTCGATAAAGCGAGCAATTACCGCTTCTTCGTTTCCTACGATTGCTGTTAAAATAATTTTCATATAGTTGTAGTTTTTCTTTTTTTAGGTTTCCCTAGATGTCCGAGACTGATTTTAAGTTTTGTACCTTCTGATCTTGGAACGCCGATGCGATTTGCAAATCGCTTTGCAATTGTTTCGGGAGATTGTTTTTTGCCCTTGTGAGAGTCTCTAAGTTTCTGTCTGGTTTCATCTGAAATTGGTGGTCTGTTTTTATGTCCTTTATATACTTTTGGCGGCGTAGGATTTTCAAGTCTTTTTCTTGCTGCTGTCTCTTTTCTTTTTATACTAAGTAAAGATTTTGTCTCGTCGCTTCTTTTTTGTCCTTTAAGTTTATCCGCTCTTTTATCTTTGGTTTCTTGTGATTGTTTACTTCCAGTTTTTGCAACGCTGATTCTTAATCTTGTTTCGTCTGATGGATTTGATTTTGCAACGCTTATTCGTCTTTTGGTTTCTTCGCTTCTTTTTTTGCCAGTATTTGAAACGCTAATTTTCTTTTTGGTTTCTTCTGATTTTGTGTATCCAGAATTTCCTCCAGAGTCCAAATTCGTTAGCGCGTGTCCATCATCTAATGATTTTTGTATCCAATATATTTCTCTTTGCTGCCACTTTTCATCATCGCCATCATCTTGTATTTCTTCTATGATTTTAAGAATTGGATTTAGTCCGTTTCTCTTTAAATTTGCAATCCAATTGCTTTTGTGCGTGTTGAGATTTTCATGCATGTGTCCGTGAAATCGTTTTCTAACATTGTTTGTTTTCCCAATGTATCTAAGGTTTTGATTTCGCGGGTCATATAATCCATAAATGTAGTTCGTCATGCGCACAGATTATATTATAAACCTGTGCGCATGCAAACATTATCACTACTTAACTGAAGCTGGTAGTAATTAATTCAGCGGCGGTTTCGTCGATGATTTTTTCCGATGTATGCTGACGCACACGAAGGATGTTTGAACGACGCTCGTCCGAGCGGTAGGTTTCTGGTGTGAACAATCCAGTAGTATCTTTTGTCCACTGAATCGTGCGACCGATACCACCAGCTTGATACTCGCCTCCTTGAATTTGACAAACGCTAACGTAGGTGTCAGACCAGATAAACGATCCCGAAAAGGTTTGACCTTTTTGGTTTCCGTTCTTGGCTGCTTTTGCAACGTATAGCATATCAACGCCGAGAGCGCGAGCAACGTCATCTTCGCCGGGAAGCGTGAACTGACCAGCAGACTTAGGCACTACGCCGAAAATCTGATTTTGCAATAGCGTTGAACGCTGAATGCGGTTGAACACGTTTGCCGACATGATGATAGCGTTTGGCACGATGCCTTTTTTCAGCAGTTTCAGCTTTGCGGCTGCAACGTCTGCTGGCAGGTTAATCGTAGCAAGGTTTGCTTCGGTGTAGGCGACGGCGGCGGCGGTAGCGTTAAACGTAGTTGCGTTCATGACAGCGGCAGCAACACGAACCTCGTATGAGATACGCAGCGAACGCTCAAGGAGCATTGCTTCAGTTGCTTCCAAATTCATGAAGCGTTCAACTTCTGCTTCGTATGCGTCATCAATAACAGACTCAAGTCCGTATTCGATAGCGTCATATTGATCAGTGTCATACATGCGGTTGACGCGATCATATGAAGCACCAGCAGCGCGAGGTTTCGCATCGCCGTTCATAAGTTCGCCGTTGGCTAACTTCGCCTTCATGTAGATACCGCGTTTCACGTCCTCGCCTTTTACGGGAAGAACTTGGTCGCCGATGAACATTTTGTTAAAGTCAGCGTTTGCTTGCATCACGAGAGCGTAGATGTCGCTCCGTGGTGTTGCTTGTGCGTTGGTGTAGGGCATAATTTTTTAGTGTTAGTCGTTTTTGGCAAATTCTAATGCGATTCCGTTTGATGCAACTCCGTTGCTCAATCCTTTAATGTATGCTGGTGCGCCAGTTGTTACCGTGCCTGCATATCCACCAGTGATGATTGAATAAGTAGTAGCTGCCGTGATTGCTGTTCCGCTAGCCTGAACAATAAATGTTCCTGATGCAGTCCATAATTTTACGCGAGCGTAGTTTGCATCGGCGGCATCCTCTTGAAGAATACCGAGTCCGCGAACGCCGTTTGCGCAAGCCTTGATTGTTCCATCGGTCTGAACATCAACGGCAAGAAATGCCGAAATTGCACCAGAAGCGAGAAACGTGGAGAATCCTGAGTCGTTTTGAGATGACATATTTTTCTGTTAGTTTGTTTTGGTTGTTATTAACTATGTTTCACAAGTCTGGAAGCCTCATAGGATTTCCAAGCGTCTGAGTATTTTGTGCGATTGGTTAAAATCGCACCGCGAGCTTTGTCGGTGTTTCCGCTGAACTCTTTGATTGCAACGTCTGTAACGTGTTCTTCAAAGTGTTTTACTTTTGCTGGTTCAGCAGGTGTGCCTGCTTTGCCAAGTGCGGTTGTCCCAAGTTTAGCGGTAAACAATTTAATTGCTTGTTCTGCGCCACGCTTTGCTGCAAGTTCAATTTTTTTGGTTACTTCATCGTCAATGTCCGAATCTGGATTCATTGCCGCTGGAGTGCTTTCTACTTCCATTGCTGGAACTTCTACTTCTGGCGTTTCGTCTTCTTCAAATTTCTTCGCGAATTTCGTGGCCATGTCTTCAAACTTTTTGGATAGCTCGTTAATGCGATCCTCCAAGCTCACTGTTTCCTTTTCTTTTTCTTCGTCCATAATTGGTGTTGTTGTTTTGTTTTCTGTTGGTAATGCCGAAAACAAGCTAGTGTTTGCGGCAGGATCGCTCACTAGCGCGACCGTTAGGACACGCGAGCAACGCGAAAATGCTTTATCCCCTGATACTTCGTCTTGGCCTTCAAACTCAAGACTCATGCCCATGTGGTTAGGGTTCTTTTCCGCAACTTCTAAGATGCGCGGCTTTTCGTTAGCCGTTTCGTAAATGTGAAAATCTCCGACAACTTTCCCGTCTTCGATAGCAAAGTTTTTTACGTAGCCGACAGTCGATAAAACGCCGCTGCCGTGATCAAGTTTCACTTTCACGCTGCCGCTATTGTAGCAATATAGATATACCTGCTCCAACGTTTTTTGATCGACCGTTTCTTGTCGTCCCTCTTTGTCAAAGTGACCCTCTGCCGCACCTAGTCGAATCAACGAGCATTTGCGAATGATGCCGTTTTCAGCATCAATCTGTGATTCTTGAGGTATTGATTGGTAAAAATGTTTCATTGCTCTGGCAATTTGTTTGAGTTAAATTTTCCGCTTTCGATGATTTTATATGCTGCGGCGTATGCCGCATTAGGTTCATGCCCACTTGCAATCAAAGCCTTTACAAGCTCGTGCCTGTCGTTGCGGTTCTTGGCTTTCTTCTCTTTGTCGATTGGTTCTTGCTTCGCTGGTTTCGCCGTGTCGCGTCGATCCCTACGTGATTTTAACTGGTCAAGTGCTGCTTTATGTTCCGCTAAATATGCGTTTGCTCTATCTAACTCAACGCGTAGTTTTTGTATTGCATCTGCATTTTCTGCGTTAGATTCCAAGCCTTGCAATGATTCGCGCAAATCTGCAATCCATCCATTTGCAAAATCAATGTTGTCTGTTTCTTTTGCAATTCGCTCGTTAATAGATGAATCAGATTCTCGATATTCTTTGCGAGAAAATTCTTTTTCTTCGACGTTCTGGCTTGTAGATTGTGATATCGCAGTAGGCTGGGCTGGGCCATTTCCAAATACGGATTGCTTGTCAACTCCGTGTCGTTTTGATGCGTTATTTTTAATTGCTTCCCAACGGCACATTTCATCCGCAACAGTTTCTGGGTCTTGCGCATCGTCCTGCCAATATTTTAATGGATTCAACAATCCATTTTGCCATAAATTGACTGCTGCCGACGCTTCCTTGCCGATGTCTGGTTGCGGATGTGATCGAAATCCAAAACGTCCTCGGGTAATGATTCGCAGTTTGTCAATTGGAAAAACACCTTTTGCAACAGCGTCAATTAAAAATGCATTTTTTAGCCTTTGGGCGTGTGGCGTTACAAGTCTTTGCACACGTTCAAACTCAGCCTTAGCAAGCTCGCTTTCAAGTCTGGAAGACACGCCACCGAGTGCGCTTGCATCAATAGCAAAAGAATATGGCAAATTGTAGCTCATCGACACCAGCTTGAGAAGCATCTCCATAAGTGCTTGCTCTTCACTGCTTGGACTATTTGAAGATGGAAACTTAATTTCGCTTCCTGCTTGTAAATGGTTTATTTGTCCAAAAAGAATGTCCTGCTGTAAAACTTGAGCAGACCCACCAGAAAGAGTTGTTGCATATGGATCGGCAGCCCCGCCGCCTAGTGTCGCGCCGTTGCTGTTAGTAAAAACAGTTAGTGCGCTTGCAAGTTTCGTTTTACCTTTTGAATAGTCGAGAATTTCATAAAGATCGCGCAAGTTCTGAACTGCCGTAGCCAATGCTGAAACTCCTCGGTATTGATCAATTCGCATCGGGTCTGTTAGATGAACGAACTGATCCGCTGGAACGTCAACGGGCGAATCGTAAAGACTCGTTGTCATCGAACGACGGAACACACGAAACGCTTTGATCTCGCCAAACTCGCCAATAATGCATCCGCTGACGTAATCATCGGATACAACATTTTGATAGATTCCCCCAATTCTATCAGGCTCAATCGCTTGAATTTTCAAAGGTAGCTTAACTGCTTCCTCTGGTGTCATGTCCTCAGTTAACCCAGGACGCTGGAAAGCCCATCCGTAATCTCCTCCGCGATTGCATCCCATGATGCCGAATTCGATCATCTTGAAAAAATCATAGCGGCCAGTCAAATCGCAATTAGGAAAAACTTCGTTGTTTAAATAGTCTTCAACTTCTTTATCTAGTATTGTATCGCCCGTTTGCGCATTGTAGCTAATAGGAGAGGAATACATAGCAACCTTGCGGTTGAGCATTTTAGCAGGAGAGAAATTGCGCTCCAAGTCTTCCGCTTCCCGCATGAGTTGCAATCTATCGCGTTGAACGTCGTAAGAGTTTGGCGATATGTTTTGCGGCGCATTGCTGCGCTTATGCGTCATTGATGCGCCATCATAGCGGTATTCGTGCAATACTGTTTTTGCCGCCAATCTACGCACGCCAGCGGCAGGAGAAATAAAACTAATGGCTTTATCAAGAATGTTTTGTTTCATCGAACGCTGCCCCTTCCAAGCGATGGGTTAAAGTTTGCCATCGTGTTCATCGATCTCGTACCCTGCAAAAGCGAAAGCGCGTAGTTTGCTTCCAACAACATTGAACTTGCTTCGCTGATAGACGAAAAGGTAAAACTGCGCCCCGCGATAGAATACGAAACGCCGCGGACTAAACCCGCTACGATTGCGCCTTTTGCTGCGTCACGGATTTCAACAAGATCATCTTGTCCAAGTCCTACTAGTTTTCCTGCGGCTGCCATGTGGGGTGAAATTACATTGATGGAGCTATGTAGTCAAAAGTTATGTGTAAGTTTTTTTATTCTTTTTCTTTCTTCTCTTCGTTTATCAAATCAATAACATCCTGCCAGTCAAACCCGTCAACCGCATGAACGACCCAATCATTATCATCTTCTTCGCAAAATCCTATTTTTTCAGAATAAAAACAACCACTTGACTCATTCACATTTGTTTCTAATTGATCATCCCTCAATTCGTGAAGTTTATGTAAAATCAACTTAATTGCAGACTGGCTCGGATGATTGTCTTTTCTTTCCTTTTTTAATTGATCAAGCAATTCATATATTTGATTTTCTTTTTCCATACATTTGACCATTCTGTCTAATTTGAAACATAGACGTTTTATTCCTTTTCTTTTTCAGCTTGCACAATCAAATCGGATTCATCCGTAATTGTCCAAAGTATTTCTCTGATGCGCACATCCATTAATGCAGCCACCATGTTCATCTGGTCTGCGTCTTTCATGTGGTCTTCGGCGTTTGTCTTTGTCATCCATAACCATTCTTTGCCGCCGCTCTTGTTTGTTTGCTGCTTCTTAAATTCTGTTCCTGTTTGCATTTCGTATTCTTTCGATACGTCCTGCGGGACTGTCCATCGATAAGTTGTCATCCCGCCGCGCAATC